TTTTCTCGAAGCCATGTATAGGCTGCTTCTTTATTAGCTACTGTAATAGAAGCGCCATAAACTGGTTTAACTTCAACTGAAGAACCATCTGCTAGTTTTAACGTAGAGATATTCATCTCTTGCATCATAGTGGGTATAACCTCACCAGAAACTAGTTCGATGTGTCGTTTCAGTTCTTTTAATTCTTTTTCTTTATCTACCAACTCGTCTTCTAATTGTTTTAGTTTAACTACTTGATCAGATAAAGATTTTGCATCATTCACTGAATTAAGATCTTCTCTTTGATCTTCTTCAAAGTTTATAGATCCACTTCCAGTAAACGTTTTTATTTTAACATCACTCATTTAATTCTCCTTTCTCGTATAGATTAATTTTAATAGGATAGTATTTTCGTTCTTGTCTGTCCCATTTGAGTAAATTATATTTTCCGTTAGTAATATCAGATACAATAGAACATGCAACACCTATGATAGCAGGATCACCTGTTAATAATAAATAATCATCGG